CGTGCTTTGGGTAGACAGTTATCACGCATGATCGAAGAATCATACGAAGATGTTCAGGAGCGTGTCAATAGTAAGCGTGGTTATCAACCCGCTGCTGTAGGCATAGGCGGTATAACTACAGTCATCGAAGACTAGAGAAGTCCTGCGTTACCTAAACCACCCAGTAGTGTTGCTGCCACTGCTGGGTTTTCCTTTGCGCGTTGTCGAATATTAGAGAAGTCAGGAACGTCAGATATTTCTACCGGGGCAACATCAGGAACTGGCATAGTTGTTCGGCTTACTGGCGCTGGTACCGAAGATACTCTACGATTTTCTAAATCACGAGCTATATTGGAAGCGCCTTCTTTCATGGAACCTACAGTTCCTACGGCTCCTCTCATACCTTGTTGTTTTGCAAAAGATTTAGTGGTATCGTTTAAAACTCTTAAAAACACCTGCATTTTACCAGCTTTAGTTTTTTCTTTTGCAGCTTCTTTTCCATACCGTGCCGCGAAAGATGTGTAGAACGGACCAGTAGAGAGAACTCTACCAACCATACCAAGACGAAAAAGTGTTCCTAAATTTTCTAATGGATTAGCCGCAATATTTGCTGCAACAAGATCACCACCTTCAGCAGATGCACCAAGAACTTTCATGTTTCTGCCAAATAAAGCGATAGAATCAGCTTCTGCTTCAGGAAATAAAGCTCTTAGTTTACCAGATTTTTCAGCCCGTAAAAGGCGTTCTGATAATTGCTTAAAGGCTTTCTTGTCTGTCATAAAGCTATGCTCAAAATCACCTATCAGGTTCTGCATATAGTATGATTGTAACTCAGCTAACTCTTCAGGTTTATCTTTAAAAAACTTTGAAAGTTTTGTGATGTCATTACCTTTAACAGATGGGCTTGCCAATAAGTCTGCTGCTTCATCTGGCATCAATGATCCTGCACGAAGTTTTCTAGCCATTGCCGCAGAATCAAACTGTGCTTTTTCTTGCATCGCGTCTTTTATATTACGCAATAAATTCACACCAGTTTCGTCACCACCTGCTTCTAAAAAATCATCAATAACACTTTGATCAATTCTTGTTAAAGATAAAGTATCCATTTGGTCCGCCAGCCTACGAACTTCTGAGATTCTTGAACCGAACAATTCATCGGCTGTGCCGCCAAGAGTATCTATCTTTTCTTTTAATTTACTTCCACTAAACTTTTTTGTTGAATCTAACGTGGAGCCTGATTCTCGCATAGCTTTACGCAACCATTCAGCAGCCGCACGTTCACGCAAAGGCTCATAAACTTTTTCACCTAAGACTGCACGAGCATCTTTTAGCAATTTTGGATTATCTTGCCTGATTAAATTTTTAAATGCCTGAGATGGATTTAACTCTTTACCACCTTTTACGGCTGCATTTAGACTTTTTAAACTAGCAGCAGACGATACCTTTTCAAAACTATCCATGCCCTGTTTAAAGAAACTACGCAGCTTTGGTATTTCATTAGAAACATTTTTAAAAAGTTTCTTTTGTTCGTCTGTTAAGTCACTAGCCGCTTTTCGCCTCATAGCATTGTTGACAGAAGTAGGAGATATAAAATCATCTAGTTTATTAAGAAACTTGTCTTTCATAAGCTCCACACTGTCAGAGCCATAGTTACCCATCCAAGTATCGTTCAGTGCTTTTCGGGCTTTATAAACTTGAGTAAACGATGCGTCATCAGGTAGCTTCATTAATTCATCAACAGCCAAACGAGATTTCCCAAGATTTCCTGATCCAGCCGCTACCAATCTATCAAGTTCTAATTTAGCATCTGCTTTTAAACCACGCGTATTAAATAGTGCAGTATCACCGACTGCGCTGTTTGTTAAATTTTCAAGGTTAGCAAATTTTTCTTTTACCTTGTCATCAAAGGCTTTATATGCACCAACAAATGCCCCTTGTATGTCAGCGTTTAGTGCGTCATCTTTTTTTGCAGCTTTCCCTATTTGAACAGCAATGTCATCCATGTGTTTGATTAGGTTATTAGATGCAAACTTTTCAGCTTGAAGCAACGCATTATCACCAGTTTCTACAGCATTTGTTAGAATAGCAGCAGTAGCATCTATATCCACGCCACCGTCAGCGCCATAAGCGCGTAACTTTGCTAAATCTTTCATGATTTGTTCGTGATTCTCACGCAACCTAACAGATGTTCCTAAAGCCTTTTCGCTCATGGCTTGTTGACGCGATACGATAGAATTTGCGCCCATAGCAGATAATGAGGGTTTATAATTGGATTGTATAGCTTCTGCTACTTCTTTTTGTGTTTCTGGAGCTAACTTGCTACCTGCACGACCACGACCTACCGCGAATCCAAAAGATTTGCCAATTGCACCAAATACACCTTCACCAGCGGCGGCTATAAGAGCTTCAGTACCAGCCGCCTTACCAACATCAAGAAGGCTTTCTTCTTGTGTGCCTCTTAATGTTTCCACACCTTCTTCAAATAACTTACCACCTCCAGCACCTAAACCTGCGCCAATAGCAGCACCTAGTATTGGAATAGGAATTGCAGCCTGTCCTGCTATAGCACCGCCAATACCACCTACAATTTCTTCACCAGCCGCGCCTACAAAGTCTTGTAAATCAGACAAAGTAAATCCGCTTTCGTCAATCATAATTGGCTTTTCAGTTTCTATGCCGAGCAAAAGTGCGCCTTTTGGAGTGATCGCTAAGTTTCCACGATCATCTCTCATATAGTCGCCTTCTCTAAAACCATAGCGACCTAAAACATTTTCTTCTTCTTTTGCAGTTTCAGCGCCTGCTAACTGGCGTCTTAGGCGATTATTTTTTATTCCAGTTTCAGTGTCAAATTCTTCACTGGCAACTTCAATAGAAGGACCTTTTCTATCCGTCCTCTCCACATCACGAACAAGTTTTTCTATTTGTTTCATTTCGATGTAATTTGGCTTTTCTCCCTTTATTTCAAAAGGAACAAATTCGCCCGGACGAACTTCAACTTGTATTTCAGCCATTAATTAGCCCTAACTATTTTTCCATCTTTAAAGATTAACTTTCCTGTGCTTCCTTGTATTTGATCAAGATCACCATATTTTTCAACAAGTTTTTCAAAGTCACCTTTATCTAAGTTTTCAGGATTGTAGATAAAATCTAAGCCAGCATCAAATTCAGATAATTTAGCTCTAAATATGTCTTCTAATTGGTTCAAAGCAGAATTTGTTTCATCAAAATTTGTAAACCATCCCGGTTTTTTCATAATTTCATTTTCCCATATTTCTACATCTCTGTTAGAAATACCATTCCCAGTTTCTTGAGTTAAGAATCTTTTAAAACGACCCATTAAAAGATTTACACCTTGAGCATATTCTTGTTCGCTACTTGGATTTCCTGTATTTAAGTTAGGGAAAAGTGCTTTGCCAATAGAGTTTAATCTATCATATGCAAATTTAACAGTACCACCACCTTGCGCAATTTCCATAGACGCGTTTCTCATTTCTGAAATAACATCAATTGCGTCTTCTACCCCTGTTCTACCGTCAATATACTTTCTAGCATATGCTTCTGGCTTTAATATAATGCCACCTGTTGGTGTGTTTTTGTCATAAACAACTGGTATTTTCCAAGAAGAAGCATCTCCTTGCCCTGTCGCAAATGTAAACTCATGTTTTTTGTCATACTCTGGACCACCTTCAACTTGAGCTTTTAATAAATCTGCTTGAGCTTGTAGATTATCTTCTTGCCTTTTCAGTTGAGAGTCATACCACTTTAAATAAACGTCTTTCTTAAAATCGCTATCAGCTTGCGCAGCGGCTCTCTCCGCTGACAAATCATTTTTTTGTTGTTGTAATGCATATTGACCTGCTGCTAGTTGAGCAGCTTTTGAATCCGCAGTTGCTTTATCTAAATACGGCATAGCAGCCTCACCTGCTTCGCCAAGTGCTTCAAGCGCACCACTAAACCCTTTACCACCTGCTTTATTCTTTAATAAAGCAAGACCCCAAGCCTGTAACGCACGACTTTTATCAATTTTGCCACTTGCATCTATTCCTGTAGCTTCTTCAAATTCTTTTCTATAACGAGCTATAGCTTCTTTTTTTGACTCACTTTTACGAGGCGGAGAGTCTGATACATCTTTCATAGCTGCAAAAAATGCATTAGCAGCAGCATCAGGACCAAGAGGGTCAACTTCTTTTCCTGTTTTTTTAGCATTTTTTTCTTTTTGAGCTTCTAGATATGCTGCCCGTTCACCGGGCTTTTCTACAATATCTCCACGACCACCTGTCAATGTAGCCTCTAAAGTTTCCGTAGGACTTGGCGCAGCATCTTTTAACTCTGGTTTTTCTTTATCTTTAGGTTTGGCATCTAGCCTAGTAAGAAGCTCTCCAATTTCGTCCAAAGCAGATGGTTTAAACTGAGCTTCTTCTCCAAGCAACTCTCTCTCAGCCAGATTGCTGTCTTTAACTCGTTGTTTTAAAATTGCCTCTTGGTTTTTTGCGCCTGTTCCTAATCCTTGATCAAATTCTGGCAAAATAGCATTTTTTTGTATTTCTCTACGAGCTTTTTCCATCTCTGAAATGTCGTTTCCTCCGAAACCAAACTGCTGACCGCTTTCAGACATAAAAGGGCCACCACCACCGAAAAACCCACCTTCGTCTGGAACTAAGCCTTCGACTGGTATAGATAAACCTTCATATCCCATAGTTCTTTCAGCTATATCGCCTAAATACCCCTCAAGAGCGTCTTGGTTTTTAAAATCAAGATTATCTGCTAAACTCATTAAAGCATTCAAACGACCACCGGGGCTTTGATCAGCACCTGGAATCCGAACAAATGTTCCTGCTGCTTCAGGACCTTCTGCTGCAAAAAGACTTCTAAGCTGCGCTCCCAGTCCTTGGTTTTGAGGATTTTCGCTATATCTTTGCGCTACCTGATTATATCTTTCTTCGGGAGTCATAGGCACCTCTTGTTAACCGCTAAAACCTTGCATTGTTGAATACGCTCCAACGCCCTGCAAGAATGGGTCTGCTGATGTTTGTGGACCTTGTGTATATTGACTATACATAGACGCCGATGGCGATCCAGTTACGAAGTTTTGTGCGTAACTCAACGGAGCAAGTGCTTGCTGCGTGTAGTTTAGTGTATTTTGACGCGCAAAGTCTTCAGCTTGCTGACCGTACTGACGTTCTTTTCCACCAAGCTCATACATAAATCCAAGGTCAGCAGGCTGCATGCCTGCATACACACGACCAATATCAGCAGATGTACCCGCTAATTTGCCGTATGCTTGACCTACATCAGCTTGCGCACCGCCTAACTGACCATATGTTTGTCCCAATCCACCTGTAAGGCGTCCTGCCTCTAGGTCACGTTTCTTTTCGTTTTCAGCGGCTCCTAAACCACGTTTGGCTGCATCCTCAAAGGCACTTGATTCTAAAGATGCTCCAGATGCGCCCAACCTACCTGTAAGGCCAGAGGCTTGTAATGCACGTTTGCGCTCTGCTTCGTCTGTAGCCATCGCATTTGCCATCGACTTATCATAGCCCTTTGACAAAAGGTTAGCGATAGTACCTTGCTTGGTTTCTTCAATAGCGCGTTGCGTTTCTGCGGCCTGAATGCCTGAACGAGAACCACCAAAAGCACCTGCACCAATTGCCCTAGCTGCATCAGCTTGACGTTGCTGCGCACCCTCACGGGTAATTTTCTTCATAGCAGCGTCAATAACTTGCTGCTTATAAGGGTCCATAAAATCGTCAACCGAGCTTGGATCGAAGCTACCAAGACCCTGTTCAGCTAATTCAAATGCGCGTCCTGTTCTGCGATCAAATGCATCTTTAGCACCAAACTGACCACCTGCATCAACAGAACCGCGTCCAGCTTCTAAAGCTGATTTGGCATCTGGAAAGTAATTCGTAAGAGCTTTTGCCATAGTAGCTTGGCCTGTGCTTAAAGCACTTCCCGCGTCAGGTAAGTAACGAGGAGTTCCTGATGCGTCTTGGAAATAAGGTAGATAACGATCCATAAAGGCTTGACGTTGCGTTGCATCGCCAAGTGTACTTGTTACGGCTGACTGAAGAGGATCAACTTCTGCCTGAACATAATCTGGAATTTGAAATAAATTAGGGAATTCATTTGCATCTAAAATGCCGCCTTGCAGTACACCATCTGCATCTGGCTCTCCAAAGATTTTGCCAAGTAAGGCTAAATCCATGTCTTGAATATATTGTGGACGCGCAGTTACTACCGTTTGTGTGGTTTCAGTCATTACGCTCTATCCTCCAGTTTATCCATCATACCATACATTGTCTGAATACCTTTGTCTAAATTACCGTTACCAGCGCCTTTTACCGCGTCACGGGTCATGACAAACTCGCCTGCGGTTAGCATAGCAGGAACATCATCTTTTGTACCAGAACCTTCGCTTGGCATAATACCACCATCACGGCGCGGGAAATATGTTGCGCCGCCTTCATTTAATCTCATAACATCACCTAGCTTAACCCTTGTGGGGTCTGCCATTGCTTCAGCGTATGTTTGATTTGAGCGCCTTGCAGCGCGATCTAGGTCAGTCTCTTCGTAATCCTTACCAAATACAGAATCTAGCAACTGAGAGCCAAGGCCCATAGCGATAGCCTCACCTGCTTTGTTGTTTAACAATCTACCAATGCCCTCATCTGGATTAAGATTAAACAACTCACCTATGCCTAACAAACCTTCCGCACGTTTGTATTTAGGTTTGTTAACAGTTTCATTCACTACTTTTTGAAGCGCATCTTCCTTAATTTTACTTGAAATAGCGGGTGGACCTGCGATTTTACTAGACGCTTTTGAAATATCTGTATCCATGCCAAACAAAGAACCAAGACCAGAATCACCACCTGACATATAGCCCAAACCACCGCCTGCAATACCGCCAAGCAGTGCATCACGCAAAGATGGCTTGCCACCAGTGATGGCTTTTAACGCAACGTTACTTATAGCACCCTGCACGATAGGGTTGCTAAAGAAGTTACCACCGCCACCACCAAGAAGTTGAGAGCCAAATTTAATTATTTTATCAATAAAGAACTCAGGCTCACCCGTCACAGGGTTAATGCTATTTTGACCAGAACCCACAGTATAACGCATTGGGTCGGCACCTGCATCAGCGAAAGCCATACCCAAACCACGCGCAACTTTAGGGTTACGTTGTAGGATTTCAGGGGGTACAACCATTTCGCCCGGAGCAACGTGCGCCATCATTGTATCACCGTTTCTACCGTATTGTGCCATACCTTGCATATTAAAACCTCGTGACCGCTATATATAAGTTATCAAATCTTTACATAAATTACTAGAGTGTTGACCCAGAAATAGCTTCAGGGGCAGTTACAGTTATAGTTGTGCTTCTTTTTTCGCTTCCTGTCCACGGATTATTGCACTCTGGACAGTTACCATCTGGGTAGCTTGCAATCTCTTCTGGTGTGTCAACTGCGTTATCGCAGCTTGCGCAATGCACCATATCTGTACTTGAGGAAGGTCGCCATTTAGACCCATCTGGCATTGTAATAACTGTCATGATATTGTCACCGTAGCAAAGCCCACCTGTCCTGTTCCTTGTAAACCACGAACATGTGGGGTGTTGAGTTCAGCAACTTTTAAAAAGCCGCCATGATTAAAGACGCCACCTAGCTCTAAGCCGCTGTCATCCGTTTGTAATTCTGTAAATACCGTAAACGTGTTACGGCCTTCGCCTGCGTTTTGCATTTGTTCTAAGTAAGTAGAGTAAGATCGAACAAGTTCAGCAAAGTATTGATAGTCATATTCTTCAGGCGGTACAGGAAAAAATGGTAATGTTAGATTTCTAGACATTACCGCCTCCCGTCAGGTCGGACTTCTACCCTTGGAGAGCCAAGTCTCCATGTTACGCCTGTATCTGCGCTTTCAATTCTAAACGCAAACGATCTGCCTCTAAGCCGAACAAATATCTGGTCTGTGAACTGTTCTACCGGGACGCTGGCTGTTTTTGCGACTGATGCTGCGTCTGATGATAAGTAATTACCACCGGGAAAGTTGCGAACTTTTAGAGTCATAGTGGCACTAGGGGCTACTGCTGTAGAATCTCTAAATGTTAAATCTGGTATCAAGCGCCTCATAAAGACAAATTGTTCGCCTTCTCCAAGGTCCATTTGACTTGACTCAATATATGCACTGATTGCGCTTGCTGGGCTTGTACTGCCATCATCAAAGCCAACCTCGTGTAAATATAAACTATGATCAGTTCCAGCAGCTATAGGTTGAGAATTAACACCACGATCTAACCACACAGTTCGTGCTAAATTACCAAAATACCACACTTTTTGTTGATAATTGTAGGTTACATAGCGATCATTTTCGCTACTGGACGCAGACGGATAAAACCACGTTACTTCAGAGTATGCTGTGTTTGTTGAGGCTGTAATTTTTTGTAACTGATCATTGTTAATGTCAGTAAAAACATAATCGCGCACAGAGCAAGGTAGTCGTTGAACAGCACCACCATACACATAAAACTCTTCTGCACCCATCCAAAACACATTGTCTTCAACGTTTATAGCAGCAAGAGGGCCAGCTATTGTGATGTTTTCTGAAATAGCGTTAATACCAAATGTAAATGGTGGCCCTAAGAACTGCATGGCGTGAAGTGATACGTCAGTAAATACTAGGATTTGTTGCCTTGTTTCTATAGCCGTAACAATCTCTGACCCAGAGCCAATACGCAAATCACCTGCTGTATTTTGCACGTTAGCGCCCCACTCAGAAATATTTTCTTGATCAGAAAAACGAATAAGCAATGGGTCTTGTATGCCCGGATTTGTTTCTGAGTCACAGCCGAACGCTATAACGTGACGATCTCTATCAGATACCAACACTTGTTTTGCTATTGTCGGCGCACCCGCATAGTTGTCTAACTGATTAGCCGTTATAGTTAAGTTATTGGTGGGTGTTGACCCACCAAGATTCGCACCCAAAATTGTGATTGTATCAGATACATTATAATTTACGCCACCACCAACTATGCTTACTATATTGTAAACACCGCCTACAGCCTCAATAATAAACTCTGCGCCAGAGCCTGAACCACTTGTGCTGTCTTGTGTAACACCAGTAAAAGTAGCTGTTCCTGTCGATGTTCCAGCGGCTGTTGCGGCTGCAATAGAACCTGTTGTGTTTAACTGTACGGCACGGCTACTCGTGCCAGCCGTTCTGTCCCAATAATAAATCGCACTGTCACGAACGTTAATAATTAAGTCTTCACCAAAATTATCGTGTGACCATATGCGAAGAGTTTGCCCAGAAGCCGCCAAAGATGTACTAGAACTCCAAGCGCCACGACCCCAAGTACCTGCACCCCAACCATTTCCTACAATAGTTGTGTCAAGGCCAGTGTTGATTTGGTATGCACCAACAACGTTACTACCGCCGCTCCCAGAGTCAGAACTTGTAGCAAAAACAAACGTTGGATTAAGACCATTTGTAGTTGTAATACTACCAATAGTTGAAACTGTACGAGCCTCAATTTGATAGCTATTAGCATTTACGATTGCAGTGATTTGATATTCTTGATTAAGAACATCCGCAGTAATAACGCCACCCAAAGAAGCTGCGGCTGAAAAAGTTACAAAATCGTTTTCAAGCGCACCATGATTAGAATCGGCAACTACAATAGTTGTGCATGTAACGGTTTGTGCATCAGCGTGAGAAGCAGCAGTAGTGCCACTTTCACCACGAACACATCCTGTTAAATTATTACCAGACAAAGCGGCATATGTTATGATCTCATCTTCAATCTTTATGCGACCAGACGCAGGAAAACCAGAAGAAGAAGTAAGAGTTATTGTAGTGTCAATGGCTGTAATTGCACCATCAAGATCATTTGCACTTGCAGAAAAAGTTACGTCACCCGCAGATGTGGTGTTTCGTATGGGCGTAATGTCACTATATCCACCGCCCTCGTTGATATAGTATTTAAGATGCGTACCAACACCAAGAAAATTACTACCATCTAATGCAACCCAAGGGTGCAAGGCACGACATGTACCTAAGAAATTAGTTGATGATTCCTTAATCCAGCCGCCTATTTTTTCAGGATAACCAAAGCGAAACCGAACTTTGTCCATGTCAAACCATCCGCCTTCGTTGGTATATGACGTAGTTTCACGGTTAATACCGGGTCGAAACTGAAGTTTAGTCAGCGGCATTCAACAATCTCCTAATACCCGAATTATACATATTTCAAACAATTGTTCGAGTTATATTTTTAAAAATAATAAACCGAACATTTTATGATAGCCATCCATATATTTTTTTAGTTTTTTCCAAGCGGTCATCTAAACCATGAGTACCACCATTCACACGGCGCGTAACCTCTGTGATTATATCGTCGTTTACACCTTTATCTGCTATTTTAAAAAGCCCATTACGTTGAAAAAACCAGTATGCACTTTCAAATGCGTAATCTGTAGCAACAAGATCAGGGTCTTTCATTACATCAGGTAAGCGCATTTCGGATGCAAACTTTCGGTAATTTGTACGGCCCGTGCATTGTAAAAATCCTCGGCCTCGAAAAGCGAAACCGTCATTTTCCTCAACATTTCCGAGCGCACCGCCCTTCGATCTATGCTTGTCCATATACACATAGTTGGCAATCTTTTGCGGATTACGCGCATACTTAGATGCGTCTTCTTTACCTTCACCAAAATAACGACCAAAGACACGATTTAATGCGTCTTCAGAATAATTAAGATTTTCCTCAGTTAGCTTAAAGTAACCACTTTCATGCGCGGATTGACCAAGTAAGTGAGCCGCACGTTCTGGCGATAACTCATAGTGTTGAGCGATTGCTCTTGCCGTATTAGGTCCAAAAGCCCCATCTGGGGTTACTCCGCAGCGTTCCTGCAAGGCTTTCATTGCTTTACTCATTTGATTTTCGCTTTCATAAATAAAATTATACCATAAACAATAAGACCAAAAGCCGTGGCTACTGCAACATCTAAAAGATGTTCTCGCATATGGTATATAAATTCAATACCCGCTTGAACATCACCTTGGCTGGCAATTGTGTTTACCTCTACGTTTTTAGTGCCATTAAAGGTTTCGATAGTCTGTTCCATTATCTAGCATCCGAATGCATAGGAGATCGTGTGAGATACTCCAACGTGCCTTCTAGAGTCTTAACACGAGCTTGAATCTTAATGATTTCCATCATATGAGAAGCCATACCGCCCATATCTTCATGGATCATGTCTACCTCTTCCCATAATTCGTTGTCCCAATCCTCCATGTCCTCATACATTTCAGAAAGCGTATCAATCATTTCTTCTATTTTTTCTTTGTTTTGCTCTACATCCCTAATTAAATTTGTTCGGTCAGTAGCGTTGTTTTCAACGGTTAAAATGCTCACTGTCTCTTCAAGGTTTGAGATTGTGCTTGCTTGCTGCGCAGTCCACCAGATAAAGCCACCTATCTGCAAGACGATAACGCCTATTACCGTTATAGGAAGCTTCATGTTTTCCATTACTTTTTCCTTATAAACTGTTTAAATGATTTCACACCAAAAGAGGCTGAAATTGCAATTCCAAGGCTGTAAAAATACCAGTCTGGAGCCTTCTGAAGCTGCTCAAAGCCTCTGTCTACAATCCCTTCTGCACCCGGTACAAAGGCCAAAATTAATGGGATTGATAGGACAATTACGAAAAATTCGTCTTTCCATGACGATCCACTGTTTTCTGCCATAATGCGTTCCCAATCAGCAACGCTTGTCTTTTCTGACAACAATATCTTGGCTTTCGCCTCTGCTTCAGTGAGCTTTAACTTAGCTTCTGCGGCTTGCTTTGTAGTCTTTGCATCAAGCCAACTACTAGCTAAACCTGCTACTGGCCCTAATAACTGCCCTATCATTTCTCACCCTCCAAGCTCATAGATGTTTTCTTGTCTGCCTTTGCAGAATAAGCATTGAAACCCATAAACGCAGCGACAACACCTGAAGCGGCAATTACATATACAGATGCAATATCCGTTATCAAACTCGCTGCTTTATCAAATCCAAGCACACTAGCAAGTAATATAATAAACGGATAGATTAACATTCCTGCAAGTGCAAAGCCCGTAAATCTTCTTTCAGCATTGCGCTTTAAGTCACGGTCTATCATCTCTAACCGCCTATCCTCCAAGGCTATTTTATTCCATTCTGACTTCTCAATGACACCATTTCCATTAGTGTCAGCCTTTTCGAACTCTGTCATACGCGTACCTCTCAACAATCTTTCTGTTGTATCCTAGTATAATTAACTTACCATTTTTGTCATAAGCTGCAAACTTTTTACCTTTTTCGACTATTATTGGTTCGTAAGCTCTAGGCAAGTCACCGTCATTGACGAATGTGTTACCATTATTTTTGCCTTTTCTGCTTCTACTTGGCATTCCTCATAATCCGAAAACGTCTTTAATTGATAGTATTTTAAATGATCTGTATTAACAAAATGTAAAAATACTAAAATATAAACCATTACCACTGACCTCTAGCTTTGCCGATAAAGTATATCATTGCGCCAAATAAAACAAATCCCCCTAAAATAATGATACCACCAACGATCCAATTTATGAGATTATCTATTCTTTCCTGCCTTTTATATACTGCTTCTTTTTGAAGTTTTCTCTGTTCAGCCTCAATAGCCACGATGCTTTTCCATGCGGATGGCCCGTAATATAGCGAAATATACGACTTTAGCTCCTCCCTCATTTCTTTTGCTTTTTGTTGTGCAGCCCAAATTTCCACGGCTGATGTATCAAATCCCGGCTTGACTTTTCGCCATAATGGAGGGTCTTTAGCTTTATTACCAAGGTAATCTAAATCAGAAACAGCCCTTCCAAACCTAGAAAGATCATTTCCAAGTTCACTTATTTCCTTACCTACAGAAACGGCTTTTTTTATGCCATTAAAAGCGAGAGTACAGGCTGCAATTGCACTAGCTGGATCAATCATGTTTCACGAAACCTCACTGGACAATAGTAATCGGGGTCTACGCGATAGACCCTATCATAATATCCAAAGCGTTTTGACCCACAATCGTAGTAACACGCTTTGTAAAACCAGCTACCGTAGCCGTTTACCCACATGTGTCCATAAGCTACAAACACAAGCGTACATAACATTATCGTTCCATTAAACGATCTATTTTTTCTTCAATTCTATCAAACCGTGCGACGATTTGATTCATAACCGTAGAGCTATCAGTCTTAGTGACATACTCTTTTGCCATCTCTTCTCTTGTTTTATTTAAGAGAATTTGAACGCGCCCAAGTTCGGCATGTTGAGCTTTTAACCACCAACCTAAACCGCCTATTGCAGCAGTTAATCCTATGTTTATAAGCGCGTTCATTTCCATTATTGTGCCGCTACCTCTTGAGCATCTTCAACTTTCTCTGGATTTTCCAAAGCATCCGCCAAGAGTTCAATAGCTTTTTGTCGCCCTAAATTTAATTGATCGACGTTAAAGAGGGCATTTCCCAACTTACGGTCAAAATCATTTAGGTGATTCAGCCATGTTGTTTGAGCTTCATTCATGTCTTCGATAAAATACTGTTTTTCGTTGACTGTTATAGGGGTCTTTTCATTTTTTCCCACGTTAGTCTCCTTTATTTTAAATTACTTATTATCTGCAATAGCTTTATCTACAGCAGTCATATCTTCTGAAGTCCAATAAGTCTTGGCTTTCATCAGTTCTAAATGCTCTACGTTACGAGCTTTGGTTGCAGTCCAATCGTCTGCTTCCATTTCATCTGGTTTCCCTGCGTTTAGCAGATCAACAGAGTGACCCATCGCTGTGTAGTTCTGTGCGATTTCTTCTTTGGTTATTTCATCAGACATTTCTTTTCTCCTTTTTGTCTAACTGATTATTCTATTTTGATTTTGGGTGTGCATCTTTTACTGCTTTTATGTCAGTTTTCCACGCATCAATACCTTCATGATAAATTTTATCTAATTGATCTTCTATGCTTGGATATGCGGCTCTTCTATTCTTGTGAGTCATCAGTGCTGCCATCGCATCTTTGTCCTCTGCAACTTCAACAGGGTCAGAATAAACAACTTTTTCATCAACTAATTTTGCTACTTTTCCTTCTTCAAAATTAGACACTTGAATTTTTGTTGTTTCAAAACCAAACTCAATAACATCATTTCGTGATTTACCAACCATCTTTCCAGATTCATCAAACCATAAATACATTTTAAACTCCTCTTTCTTATTTTGTTCTAAAGAACGATACATTTATTGTATGACCGCTATAACCAGTGTTGTTAGCTACACGAACTGTCATATCGCCAGAACTTCCAGTTGCTGCACTTGCTGTTAAACCAGCCCCATCAGTTCCAAGTTGGATAACGTCCATGTAAGCAGTGCTAGAGTGATACCAAGAAGCAGTAGTGTAAGTGCTTGTGGCTTGTCCTGTTCCAGCTATTATCATTCGAAGTTGCAAAAGATAGACACCATGTGGAACCGTTATATCTGAAGTAGCACCATTGTTTAAAGTTAAATCTGTTTGTATTGTAGCAATAGCATGTCCGTCAGTTTGCCAGAAGCTATGAAACATAAGTCTAGGATTACCATCGCCATCAGACAGGACGATTTGATTGCTTGCCGTTCGAATATCATGACCGCCTTGATTTCCGTTGAAGCAACCAATGATGGTGTTCTTTTCGCCTGTGGTTATGGAACCTCCTGAGTTTTCACCTATCGCTGTATTATAATCCCCTGTTGTCGCTGACGCCATTGCGTTTTGACCAACGGCAACGTTTCTATCGCCTGTGGTAAGTGCGTCATGTGCATCACGACCTATTGTTGTGTTGAACGAACCTGTTGTAACTCTAACGGCAGCATTTCCTCCAATAGCCGTGTTGTAGTTAGCTGTAGTTGCAGCACTTAATGCACCTGCACCCAACGCTGTGTTTGTACCGCCTGTTGTATTAGCATCAAGCGTAAACTTACCCATAGCCGTGTTGTTTGCGCCAGTAGTATTAGCATAAAGCGCCTGATACCCAACTGCCGTGTTGTTACTTGCGGTGGTGTTGGAGACGAGTGAAGACTGACCAACAGCTACATTGGATGATCCAGTAGTATTTGCAACTAGTGCGTATCTACCAATACCTGTGTTGGAGCTTCCAGTTGTATTTGCATTTAAAGAAAATGCGCCAAAAGCATCTAATGTCCCAGTAGTATTTGCCAATGCAGCTTGATAACCAGCAGCGGTATTGTTGGATGCGGTGGTGTTGTTGGCTAATGCCTCCGTACCCAAAGCCGTATTATAACTTCCTGTGGTATGATCAAAAAGAGTATCTTTACCCAAAGCTACATTTTTAGTTCCTGTGGTATTAGCTTGTAATGAGCCATAACCAACGGCTGTATTTTCAGATGCGGTGGTGTTAGCACCTAATGAATTACGTCCAACGGCTGTATTATAACTACCTGTTGTGTTTACATCTAGTGAACTTGTACCTATTGCAACATTATCTGTGCCACTAGTTAAACTATACAAAGAGTAAGTCCCAACACCTGTATTGTGCGTACCAGTAACAGTGCCGTTTTTCATAGAGAAGTAACCAACGGCAGTATTTTGAGTGCCAGTAGTGTTTCCATAAAGCGATTGATACCCAACTGCGGTGTTATTAGTGTTTGTAGCAGAAGTAAAATTTTGAATGGCTAATGCTTGATATCCTATAGCTACACTTCTACTACCTAAAGTATCATCTGCTAATGCTCCGTGACCCATAGCAACATTATGATCGGCATCAGTTAAGGTATCACCTGCAAAAGTACCTATGAGAACGTTTCTTGTGCCTGTTGTAACTGCATATCCTGCTTGATACCCAACGGCTGTGTTGTAATCTGCGGTGGTGTTGTTAAGCAATGCATTATAACCCAAGCCTGTATTACTTGCACCCGTAGTGTTAGCAAATAAAGCCCTATACCCCATACCAACATTATACGAAGCGGTAGTGTTGTTGTGCAACGCATCACCACCTAAAGCGGTGTTATAGCCACCAGTAGAGTTAGTGTGTAATGCTCTATACCCAATCGCTTCATTTATAGAACCAGTAGTATTATTATACCCTGCCTGATACCCAACCGCTGTGTTGTTGCTTGCGGTGGTGTTGGCAGTTAGAGAACCTCTTCCTATCGCAGTATTATAGTTTCCTGTTGTAGTAGCATCACCTGCCACAGTGCCAACAAAGGTATTAGATACACCTGATGTTAAGGAATTTCCTGCAAGATAACCTACAGCAGTATTATGATCACCAGTAACTACACCAGTCCCCATCGCTAACCTACCAATAGCGGTTGTTCCTCCTGCTGTAGTTAATGCACCAGCAGCACCAGCTCCAACGGCAGTATTTTGACTTGTTGTGGTGTTTGCTTTGAGAGCTTCATAACCAACAGCCACATTGTTATCACCTGTCGTAATCTCAGTACCTGCTTCATCACCTATGACCGTATTGTTGTCACCACCAGAGACTATCGCATCACCTGCGTTCTTACCAAGGCGTAAGTTGGATGTACCTGCTGTAGCTGTAGATAAACCTTCAATTTGAAGATCGGAAAGAACGTTTGCAGCTACTGCACCAGAACCTGCTCCGTTAAAAAAGACAACGGCTGTTGTCCCATTTTTTACAACATAGTCATTTGAAGAATTGTATGTACCCTGAAATACAATCAAATCTTGTGCGTTAAGACTATTTCTAATGTAAACAATTTTTTCAGCGTCATTTGGAGTAAGTTGATAATAAACTGTCGCACCTAAATCACTTCCGCTAGTAATATTTATTAACCTATTACGACCATTAGAGGCCGAACCGTCTGTGATCGGTAGTGAATTTGGAGAACCAGAACTACCTGACGCTGAAGCAGTAATCGTAACCTGACCATCAAGAGCCGTATCTAAAAGTTCTAAGTTTGTATTTGTGGTATCGCCCCATGTACCAGACTGTTCGCCTGTACCAATAAGCTCTATACCATTATTTAATGTATATGTGCTTGCCATTTTTGCATTCCTATGCTGCTATATCCGTCCAATTTGGTATTTGGCTCGGACTTGTTGTAGTATAATTCGGATTCTGAGTTGGAACAACACTTCCCCATACAAGAACTTGTCCAACTTCACCTGTTGCTGAAACTCCCGTTGGAGTTACTCCTGCTTTAGCAATTGCTGTAACTGTTCCAATAGAACCTGTTCCTGAAACTCCCGTTACATTAACGGTCATTCCAAGTTCAACTGAAACGCTGCCAACGGCACCTGTCCCTGCAAGACCAGTGACAGGTACATTTGCTATTCCTGTGACTGTTGTAGTGCCTACGCCTCCAGTTGCTGCAACGCCAGTCACCGAAACATCGGCTGCTGCGGCTACTGTAACACTGCCTACCGATCCTGTCCCAGAAAGACCAGTGACAGGCACATTTGCTTTTCCACTGATTGTTGCGGTTCCTACCGCACCAGTCGCTGCAACACCAGTAGGTGTGACATTTGCTAATCCAACGACTGTGACACTTCCAACGGAACCCGTTGCGGCTAACCCCGTAACGGGTGTAAGGGCCGAACCATCTGTAGTAGCTAAACCTACTTGTCCAGTGGCTGATACGCCAGTGGTTGTAACATTTGCTAATGCTGTAATAGTTACAGAACCAACAGCACCTGTAGCCGCAACTCCATCAACTGAGACTTGGAGAACAGGAGTTCCCCATGAGCCATCATTCCAAGTGGACCTCCCCCATCCTGAAAATAGAGTTGATGAAGCCATTTTTAACTCTTACGCGATACGAATTATAGCGTTTGACGCATCCGCTGTTGGAAATACAACTGTAAAATCACCTGCGGTTGATGTTTTATCACCACCAAAATCAAGAACCACAACAGATGGATCACCTGATGCAGTGTCATTGAAGATCAATGCGCCACGAGCCGTAACTGTTGCGGTGCTAAAAGTCAAATCAGCAAAATCGGTTAACGCTGTAGTTCCACTTGTTGATGGGTCTACACGAGTAAGAGCCGCGCCTTTTGCTGTATATCCTGTACCAGACACTTCGTTTGAAGTGGTGTATGCTGTCGTTGCAGCAGTAAACGATGCACTGTTAGTATAGAGCGCAAGATTAAAGGTGCTACCACCTGAGTTTTTAAAGTTATGAACAGCCTCAAGAAGTTCTTTCTTAAAACTAGTACACATAAAATTACCTGAAAAGGCCATGTCACATTCTCCTTATAAGTTCAGCAAGCTCTGGGTGGCCTGCATCATTGATTGCATTATACACTGTAGTTCTATCACTTTTCGCGGCTTCGCGTAAGTAGAACTCAATGATTTTTGTGATATTACGTTTATAAGCCAACGCTTGATCACGAATTGCAGGGGGTGCCGAATCTCCCACAGCAACTATTTTATCCGCGCATCGTTGCGCGATTTCTTCAGGAGTAAACCCACGATTTTGTGTGGTTTTTACATCTACCCTAAAATCTTCAGGTAAATCTATATTTAAAGCAGGTATCATGTTTTCTCCCTAAGAATAAGGCCAGTGCGATATGCATCAGTAACCTCTTGAGATTCACCAAAATTCTTAACGCGTGATAAAGCCTCAGTAAAGCGTTGAGTATAGTTTTGTACTAAATCAGCTTCACCCTTCATAAATGTGTAGGCTTCAATAAGACTACCATACAACAAAGCAACTGATGCGTTTGTACTTAACCATGTTGTCCCACTTCCAGCCCCTGCTGTTAATGAAGCAGGTCGATAGAAATAATGAATATCAACAGCATAGTTAGAATTAGGTGTTGGCCCTAGAATAAAATTACCAACATCAAATTGTGCATAATAACGAGGAACGCCAGTAGTTGCTGGGTCGGGATTAAAAGATTGTACAAAATTTACATCTTTAAAAAGAAGAAACTCTTTGTCACTTCCGTTAGTTATACAAACACTATAAGAAGCCAAATAATCACTTGGTACAGCGAGAAATTTATTGCTTGCAGTCAAAGCTCCTGATGCATTTTTTCTAAAAACCTCAAGCTGTGCAATTTTTAAAATTCGTTCTTCTGTGTTTTTAATAAACAAATCAAGATTACTCACAAAAGTTGTCTCTGTGTTTTCAGTATAATCCTGAATTGCCTGTTTTAAACTGTCGTATGTAAAGCTCATGAAATCACCACTGTAACTTTGCCCACATAACCTATAGTGTTCATTATGTTCTTTGGCGTTGGAAATATATTATCACCCACGCTTACAGAAACTGCACCAGCGTTAGGATCGGGGCGTGGATTGCGAAGTGCCTGCGCATCAGGAACAGCGCGTAATGGCTCTAGTTGAGGGTGCTTTGGTTCAAATTCATCTTTTCCGACTAAAAGACCATTCCATTCTTTACGCATGTCTCTTAACCGATAACGAAACCCTGATCGGTCAGAAATACCATATGCCCATTTACCTGTGGCATACTTAGACATAGCGGTAATTCCTTAAATCTGGGGCTACGCGAAAAGACGCACGATCACGATCTTCATCCATAGCGCGGTTTATCTCTTCTTCATACAATGCTTTTAACATCTGCATACGATCTGGAGCGCGTTTTATACTTATATAATAGGCTAAACCCGCTGCTAATGCAGGATAGAAACGAAACGGCACACCAATAGTGTTAACATATGTGTCAGCGTCATCTAACCTTGTTAATGCATCGTAAATCACAACATCTGTGCTATTGTCAGGCAAAGGCCACATCTTCAATACAGGTGTAATTTGACGATCTACAAAAAACTGTGTTGGCCTAGATTGTGTGCTTTTTGTCGGAATATTCAAATATTCATCACGACTAATACGATCCAAAGCAAAATCAGTACCAGAACGACGAACAACCAAAGAAAGAATATCAATTACATCAGTAGCTAAGTCATAATTGCCATCATTTGACGTAACAGTAAATGTTCGTTGCTCAATA